TTGGACTTGTTTAATACCTTTTTAATGTTCGCTATGCCCTTTGCTTCGTACTGGTCATTTGCGTAAATTATGAGTTCTTCGAATTGCATTCCTCGGTTGGCGTATGTGTTCATTTTCTCCCCTCCCTGTTCTCGGCGATCTGGTCTATCATGTCTATTATTTTTTCTTGGACATACCTGATCCGGTATTTCTCAGGCACTCCGCAAAGCCCAGCTTCTTTTGTAATGGTAGCCATCATGGAATCAACACTTACTAATTTTTCGAATATGTGGTAATTAAAAGATTCAAATATTTCTTCCATGTGAGCCATATGATGTTCTTTAACTTTTTTTATCGACATGACCACCAACTCCTAACGTCCTGTATTGCGCTTCTGCCGACTCTATTACTCTAGTCAACCAATCCTTGGTATCATCGTTTCTAGTGCCTAGAATGATCTCTTGTTTGATTTGGTTGGGTATTGGTGGGTTAGGTATGTTCGTCCTCCATCCTAATATTGATGTCGTTCTAAATTAACGAACTTTCCAAAGCTTTTCATGTTAACCATTTCAGCTGTGCCAACTTGCCCATTACGATTTTTAGAAACTATGATTTCAATAATATTTTTCTTCTCTGAATCCTGGTTATAATAGTCATCGCGGTATAAGAATGAAACGGTATCTGCATCCTGTTCGATATTCCCTGACTCTCTAAGGTCGGACATCATTGGTCGTTTGTCTTGACGTTGTTCTACACTCCGGCTCAATTGTGCTAAAGCAATCACTGGACAGGTATTTTCCCGTGACATCTGCTTTAAACTGCTGCTCACATACCCGACTTCTTCATTCCGCGACGGGAAATTTCTTCCGCCCTTAATCAATTGCAAGTAATCAATGTACACGATCAGATCAGAGTGCTTCTTTTTTAGCTTTCGCACCGCAACCTTGATCTCTTGGATCGTTAGCCCTGATCTATCGTCGATATAAATATTCAACTCAGATAATTTAGATGACCCTATTGCGTACTTTTCCCATTCGTCATCCAATAGCTGTCCAGTTCTAATTCGCTCTCCGTCAATATGACACTCAGCTGCAATCATGCGGTCAAACAACTGTTGTTCTGGCATCTCTAGACTGAATATCGCTACCGTTTCGCCTTCTTTGGCGTTTATGACTGCGTTATTAAGCATGTACGCTGTCTTGCCCATAGATGGCCTAGCGGCGACTATATTAAGCGTTTGGTTTTGCCATTTGCCTGTAATCTTGTCCAAGTCCGCGCCTACCGTGCTTGTTCCGACACTGACACCGCTGTACTTTTTATCCTGTAATATCTCGAAATGATCCTTTAGCCCTTCGGCAATGTGTCGGAATCCAACCTCTGTATGTGCTTGATCTCCTAATGTTTCGGCAACTCTGAAAACCTCAGCAACGAATTCCTTTGGGTCTCCATATTGTTTGGCGTATATATCTTTTATGGATTGCATCCCGAAACGAATCACGTAACATTCTTTCAATATCCGCTCGTAGGTTGTGAAGTTCGCTACTGTTGGCACTGACTGACTAAGCTCGAGTAGATATTTAATACCGCCTATCTCTTGTACCTCTTGCCCCATCTTGGAAGCTAGGGACACGATATCTATCTTCTTTTCTTGTTCTCGTAATTCAAGCATGTGTTTAAATATGCTCTGGTGCTGCTCGTTGTGGAAATTATCATGTATTAATTGTGTTTCATGAGCTAGATCAGGATTGATAAGAATTGAACCAAGAACAGATTGCTCAGCTTCTAGGTTGTAATAGTTCATAGCGCTTTGCCCTTAGTGACAACTCTCTTCATCCACGCTTCTCGACTGATACCTTCACGTACCCAAGGTGGTTTGTCTGGTATGCTCTCTCGTAATTTATCCTGTTCCCTAATGAATTTTTTGGTTTGTTCTACCTCTCGTCTAGCTGATAACTGAGCATTTGGTTTTATGATGTCTGAGAGTGTTGGAGCAAACCGTTCTTTCCGGATATATTCTTTCACGTTCGCCCTGGCGTTCTCCGCGTCTTCTGGTATTAACTCGCCAATCCAGTTTTCAGCAATATTCCGGTCAACTTTCCAATTTGGGTAAAAAGATGCTAATTTTGAAAATATTTCTTTCGCTTCATCCTTTGTCACAATAGGCACCTCCTAAATCTCGTCTAAGAAGTCTAAACGACTTTCTCCTTTTTGCTTCTTGTCGTACTTCACTTTCCAAGCAGCAAAGGTTGTTATTCCTTCGCTGATGCTCTTTTTCGCTATCTTTTCAAAATAAGCAACTGATGTGCCTTCTGACTTTTTAAAAAACAATTCGATTAATGGAGAATCTAATATTCCAATGTATGATTCCGCTTTTTCTAATTGCAAGATGCCCTTGCATTCAATTTTGTATAATTTAAGCCAGTTATATATATCATCTTTGGTACTGTATTGTACTGTACTGTTAGGTACTGTACTGTTACCTGCGCCGTCCTCTGGAACGTCCTCGGGATGTCCGCTGGACGTCTTGCGTGACCTCCGCTTTCTATCCGCATCCGTTTTTCTTTTATCAATTAATTTTCCGAGATAATCATGCCAATCATGGATAAACAGTTTATTTCCTATCTCGTCGATGAATCCAACCTCTAGTAACGCTGTTATCAAATCGTTCGCATCACCAGGCCACATCATTTCTTCCGCAATGTCTTCTGGTTCCAATAATGATAAGCATCCATCTGGTACGTTATCCATTGCCCACCACCATAAAAGATGGAGATGTCCTATAACAGCCGGAACCGTGACACTTAGTTTACGAGACAGCCTCTTTGTCTTTATGTGCCTCGCAAGCCCTTGGTGACTCTCTAACCAAGCCATGTTATACCACCACCTACTCGCTTACATTTTTATATAGTTGTTCTCGGTAATCGATTGCCCACTCTTTCCCGACCCTTGTGTAGTCCACCCAATTGTGACAAGTACCAGTGTTGGTGCTGGGACCACATAGCATTGCTACATCATTCACGGTGGTTGAAACCTCAATCTTCCATCTGCGGACTAAGTGGGCACATTGTAGTTCGCCATACTCTTTGCAACGCTCGCATAGCCCCTTTGATCGCTCTAAGGCTCCGTCATACACTTCTGGTGAGATTGCTCCCCTTTGCTTGGCTGTGGGTTTGTTTCTCTTGTACTTGGGTTTAGGGAATGATTTAAATGTCATCCTTACACCTCCTATTAATACAAGTTCAACTCTGAATAATGCTTGATTCTAGTGACTTTTTTTGTCGACCTACAATACTTACATTTATCACATCGTATAGGAGCGACAAGTCCCGATTTCACTGCTTTTACTCGCTCGATATTGTTACTTACAATGTTTAAGCTTTGGACAATCACGTCGTAGTCGAAATAGTAAATGTCGTGATCAGGTGGACTCTGCTTAGTCACGATAACCATATGAGGCAATAGCCATTCATCCCGACCGGTCACGAGTTTTTCAATCTCCGCATATACCGACATTTGTATTTTGTATCCATAGTGATCAAGGAAATTTTCCCACGTGTTAGCGTCCTTGTTCCAAAACTTCTCTTCTATTTCCTTCATAGTTTTCAAGTCTGCGAACAATCCAGTATTTTCACCTATGTTTGGTTGATAGCTATCCAACATGACTTTCCAAGGTATCCCGAACAATTCAGCGGTGAAAATAACTTCCTTTTGTCCAGCTAGCGCCTTCATGACATATGGATCATTCTCAAGAACCTCTATCATCGTGTTACAGTGTTGAAAGTTAGCTTTAAGTTGTCCGGCGGTTGCCCCTCTGCTGCTGTATAGATCGGGGTTATCAGCTTTGAATTCATCCAGTGTGCCTTCGTTCCAAGCGTGGACATAGTGCCCTTCCATGAATGCCATTACAGATGATCGTTCATAAGTTCCGTTAAGCGTGGCGACTGCCTGAGCCTCACAGCCCCCATAAGAGGGCAGGAAGCTTTTGAACTGTGATACAGACATATAGTGACGATTCGCTTCTTGGCTAAAGTAATTACTCTTGGTTAGTTGCATTAGGATCACCCTCTCTGATCTCGGTGTACTCTGCGTCAATAACAGTAGCATTCAGTGGACTTACTTGTGGTGGTTTGACCTCTTTGTTAAGATCCATATCGCCTGAGTCTTCGAATGCTTGCGCTTGCTCAATGGTGTCGAAGTCTAATTCGATGTTTTTGCAAAGCCTTCTCAACACTGTTTTCTTGTACATCTCACCTGGACTCTTTGTCCAAGCCTGTCCATTTGCTTGTTTAGAGTAATTTTTACGAGTGGTTTCGATATCAACCTTAGACATCACCTCGTAGACTAGACCACCATCTTCGAACAACGCGACTGCAAACGCCCCTAAAACTTCACCATCGTTAAATGGTTTAGGTGCAAACTGAATCGTTTGTTGACCATCTTTGACCTCTTCTTTGAAGTCATCGCCTTCTTTGACTAACTTCGCATAGATATCTCTCACTGGACGGACACTGTATTTCTTAGCAAGCTTCTTTTCGCCCTTATAATCTGTTTGAAACTGCACCGCACCCGCATATGTGATCGCATAACATTCTTTATTGAAGAAATCCAAGCCAAGAAAGGCACCCTTTAACATCGTTCTAGCTACGCTTGTTGCGTCGCATTTATCGATGTCTCTTGTATCCTGCAGGACCGTCATACAGTTCTGTAGAAACCTTGTTTTATTGAAATTGGAAGGCATTGCTTCACGCTTTGAATCTAGCAAATTTTCTAAGTTTTTATGAATTACGAGTAATTTATCTGACATTTTGACATCCTCCTAATATTTGTGTTATGTTTTCCGTAAGATTTTTTATAAGCTTTTAATTCAAAGTGATCTCGGTTGCAGCCGCGGTCGCTTTTTCGTTTTCAATAATTACTGTTGCCGTCTCCAAGTTTTCAATAATCATTTGTAATGAACTGTCCCCAAGGAAATACGAAACCTCTTCCATGTAAGTTGGACCACTCACTCCTGTTGTGTCCGCTTGTAACTTGAGCAACCTATTTAACGCTCGGCGTATGTGTGTTTCTAATGCTCTCAAGTGATTCCCCTCCTTTAAGTCTCTTTCGGATGTTGTCGTACGCATCACGTTGGATATCACTGTTAAAAGAAAACTTTGGATACTTACCGCCTACTATGCGACCACTCACGACATTGAGAGCTAAGATGTCGTCAAAGTCCTCACTGGCTTTGATTCTAATTCCCATGAACATTCCCAAATTCATCAATCCTCCTTACAAGTATCTGGTGCTCACACTCTACAGCTTCCAACATGCATTTCAGACAATGAGGTTTCTTGTCCTCATATACTTCATAGGTTGCTTTGCTTCCGCACCCGCATGTCTTTTCCACTTACGTACACCTCCACTGGGTAAGCATCGTTGAGTAGATCGCGCAAAGCCACCAGATCAAACACGCCAACAACCTTGATAAGAATCTTTGAACCTGAATCGATTTGTAATGTATTAGAGCCTTTTTCTAAAGTGGCAACCCTATCATTTCTTAATGGAACTCCAAGTGTTCTCATGCTTGTCCCTCCTTAGATGAGTCATGGTTTGATACCTGTGTCACGTTCAATCTGAGCCATTGACATAAGCACAAAGTCCGTACGATCTTCTAGGATCAACCCGCTATCTAGGAAGCGTTGCAGGTTGTTGTAGTGGTTCACTATTTCTGCGGGTAAGTCGTTCATGATAGTCATACTGTCACCCCTGCATCTCCACGAGTACGGTTACCGAGCGGTAACATGCGATTATGACGGTGTGCCGATCGGTAGTATTGATGTGTGATAGGTTCGCTCATTGGAGCAACAGGAACATCTAATCTGTCATACCAGTAATGCATTGAGTCCAATGGGATATAAATCCACCCAACGAATTCTTTTAACCTATCTAACCAATTTCTCCCCATGTTCATTCTCCTTTCCTTCTGATGACTTCTAAGGCTTCCTTGGCGTTTATTAGCCGGAGTTCTGTCGATTTCGCAAACTTTTCATCGCTCGGCTTATCAAAAGAAATAATTCTTCCTTTCAAATCTTTGATCCTGTCTAATAAGGCAAGTTCGATTTCGTTTATTTGAGCTTCTGTTAATTTCATAATTAATCTCCTTTCAAAACTAATTTAGTGCGTTATGGCTTGTCCGACATTGGTACACTAGGATTGATGATTAAGTGTAACTTCGCAGTCATAGACCATTACTTAATTACCAGCGGTAATGTTGTTTCATTTCATTCGAAATTCTTTCCTTAAGTTCATACTCCTTGAGATTTTCACAGATTAATGGCGCGGAACCAGTGTTAATGGTTAAAGTGTAAAAACCATCAAATTGATCATTCACTTCAAAAATGATTGGTGTAATATTCATCCTTTCACCTCCCTCTAATTAACTTCCTATAGTTTCTAAATCATTCCCGACCTGAGATAATCTTGCGGGTTCAATCCTTTTCGCTTGATGTAGCTGATAACATCCTTGATACGGCGACCATTAGCCTTTAAAATGAATGACCATTCGTCAATAGCTAGTCCATCTAGTAACTCGTGAAGGTTTTCGTCTTCGAATTTATATACCACTTTTTCTTCGATCCCCGAAGCTTGGAACCGACTATATGTGCCTCTGATAATTCCTTTGAATTGATATTTCATGTCAGCACTCCTTTCTAAGCCAATAGGCTCTGATCCTTAAACTTGTTAATGAAGTAAATCTGACCTTTACCAGTAACTTTTGTGGTCTTAGTTGTTCTCACGCTGCCATCTGGGTTATTGATTGTGCGGGTCTTGATTTCAAACAACTTCAATTCCATGGATCGTTGAGTAGGTAGATTGTGATACTCTCCTTTTCGGCCCAAGAAACCTTCTTGTCGCAAACATTCGAACAATCGATTCTGCCCCATACTGATTCCATTTTGTTTCAAAAGCTTCGCAAGCTCTCCGATTAAGATGGAGTTACTCGATGTCTCAAGCGCTTCAGCAAATATCACTTTTGGCTTGTCCAATGCAATTCGTGCTTGTAGTAGCTTCTTTTCTTCGCGTTCCTGTTTAAGCTGAGTAGCAACCTTGATTAGTAGATCAGGGTTATCTAGGAGCTCGTCTGTGGCGTACATTCCTGTTTTGCGAATCTTAGGGAGTACATCACCAGTAACCCACTTTCTAAACGCCCTCGCTTCCGGTTTACGACTTTCTAAGATTACGTCGTATAATCCGTCTTCGTTGATGATTGACGCTTGTTGCTGTCTACCTAAAGCGTCAGGGATGCCCTCGATTGAAACGACCCCATCATCCAACCGTGTTTTTACATCACTCGGATTTCCAATATCCAATACTTTGCATACATCGCTGAGCACGAACCAAGGCTGACCATCTTTCTCAACTGTGCGAACTTGCGTAATTCCGAAATTAAATACTTGTAGTTGATTCATATGATTGCTCCTTTTTCAGTTAAGCTTGTCCAGCAAGGGAAGGATTACCCTTCCGCTAATTCATATTTGTTCCCTGTAATCATTTCAGCCCAAGCCAACTTACAACGATCTGGAAGGTCGGTCTTATTCGGGTCTATTTCTACCTTTTCTCCGTTAATAACCATGTAATGAGAACCGATCCTGAGTTTTGGCCTTTCCTTTCGCATCCCACATCCCTCCCTTTCTAATCTATGCGTCTCTAGTTGTCCAACTTTCCCTCTATCTCATTTCTTGTAATCCTAATTCAAAATTAGGATTTTCTTCAAATAAAACAATGTCACATACTCTACATTGCAATATTTCCGCAATGCGAACCGCATCTATAATCCTAATCGAGGACGGTTTACTTTCCCACTTTGCATAAGTTATTGGAGAAATGCCGAATCTAATGGAAACATCTTGTTTGGTTAGATTCCGTTTGGCTCTCCATTCTCTCAGAGTTCGTTTTTTTGGGTTCATTGTGTATTCACCTCCTCTGTTGAATTAATAGTATCCTAATTATTAATTAGAGTCAATGATAAATAAACTGATGTTTAATATAATTAATCTAATTTTTATTTAGGTTTTATTTGCGTTTCCTATTATAAATGTGATACGATATAGAAAATTAATTAGGGGGATTAACGTGAACAACATCAATTTCGCAAATAATCTAAAAAAAATTAGAGAAGGAAAAGGAATGTCTAAGACAGAATTAGCAAAAAGAGTTGGTGTATCTGATGTGACTATCGGATATTGGGAAGCCGGAAGAACTGAACCTCGAATGGGTAAAGTCGAAATGATTGCAGACATCTTAGGGGTAAAAACTGATGATTTAATATTCGAAAACAATCAGCATGTATCAGGAATTGCTGAATCAAGCGAAACTTACACAATCGAAGGAAAATCAAGATTAGTTCCTTTGTATGGAAGCATAGCTGCAGGAATTCCCTTAGAAATGATCCGAGTAGACGATAATATAGAAATCCCAGAATACATATTCAGTTGTCATCAAGAAGCTTTCTTACTCCAAGTAAATGGAGATAGCATGAACAAAGTAGTTCCGAATGGGTCGTTCGCACTAATAGACCCTACAGAAGAAATATCTAATGGCGATATTGTCGCTGTATCTGTAAACGGGTGTGATGCAACCTTGAAGAGATTTTATAAACTTCAAAATACTTTAGTTCTCGAACCTGATAGTTACAACACAGATCATTCAGCTAAATCATTTGATGTAAATACAATAGAGGAAGTAACTGTTAATGTTATTGGGAAATTGGTTTGGTTTATGTCTCCATTTAATATTAAATACTAAGGAGCAAATAATATGAGAGTAGCGGCGTACATCCGTGTTTCAACCGATGAACAAGCAGAAAAAGGCAATTCCACCACCGAACAAATAGAACGGCTGGGAGCATATTGCATAGCCATGGCTTGGGATGCACCTGTAATATTTCTGGACGATGGAGTAAGCGCAAAAAATATCAATAGACCTGAATTAAGAAAATTAATTACAAGGGTCGAGAATAGAGAATTCGATATTGTTGTAACAACAAAATTAGACCGCTTGTGTAGAAACCTACTTGATTTGTTACAATTGGTTAACCTTTTCAAGAAACATGATTGTGATTATGCGTCGTCGTCCGAAAACTTTGATACTTCTACGGCAGTCGGTAGAATGACATTACAGCTTCTAGGAACGTTCGCAGAATTTGAAAGGGAAAGAACAAGTGAGCGAGTTAAAGATAATATGATATCCCTCGCTAAGAATACAAATAAAGCACTAGGAATCCCGTGCTACGGATATTGCATAAAGGATGGAATGTATGCCATTAATGAAGATGAAGCTAAACACGTTAGATACATGTTTGAATTAGCAGAACAAGGCCATGGACATAGAATGATAGCTAAATTATTGAATGATTCAGGATCTACAACGAGGAAAGGGAAGATGTGGGATCAGGTCAACGTTAAACGATTGATTAGCAATGAAATGTTGTCAGGCGTCATGATATACAATAAAAGAGAAAATAAAAATGGTAAGACTGTAATGCGCGACAAGAGTAAATGGATAACCAACGAAGGTAACCACCCTGCCATTATCCCCCTAGAAATATTTGAGAAGATTCAACTGATATTCAAAGCACGCTCACGCTCACACAAACATGCTGACAATGAGTCATACCTTCTTACTGGATTGGTTAAATGTAAGCATTGTGACGGTAATATGAAGGGCAGTACAGCGCGATATCAAAGAACGAGTGGGAATTATGCCTATTACAGATATATTTGTTCCTCTTACGTTTTGGGCTATGGATGCAAGCATCACACCGTTCATCGTGCAGATCTAGAAGGATTTATTATAGAAGAAGTTAAAAAGTTAGCTCTAGCTTCTGAAAACGACCTAATATTAAAAATTGCAATGACTGTATCCGATGAAGACGAAAAGAAAGATATTGAAAACCTACTTGCTAGAATAGATAAAAAAATACAAAAGCAAATAGAAGCCTATGAAAACGATTTGATCACCTCAGATGATCTAAAAACTGCCAGTAATCGCGTTGATAAAGAAAGAAAGCTGTTGCGCGAAAAGTTAATTACATTAGAAAAAAAGAAAGGTAATGTACAAGCCGTAAAATCTAATGCCAAAAATCTTTTAAGCGATATAACTGGAGTAGATAGACTGAAGGCAAAAAAATCATTGGCTCTATTGATAGACAAAATAGAGGTTAAAGACGGGGAAGTTGTAGATATCACATGGCGTTAATCTTATATGCCTACGAATACAATAGGATCACCT